ACTTATTGGCGGCGTTTTTACAATTATTTGGATGGGTATTCGCATTTGGGAAACCGATACCGTACAGCGGTGGTTTAAAGACGATGCCATCGACAAGTAAAAAACAACACAATTTCATGGCGGCAATAGCGCACAGCCCTGCGTTTGCCAAAAAAGTAGGAGTTCCACAATCTGTGGGGCAAGACTTTAATACAGCCGACAAGGGCCGTAAATTTTCAAAAGGTGGAAGTATGGCTACTAAAGGTGTAAACCCGTTTGCAAAATTCGAGAAGTCCGGTAAGGACGTAGAGAAAAAAGGCATGGGCAAAGAAGGCTCCAAGAAAGAGGAAGCCTTTGACAAAACTCAAATGGGCATGAAACGTGGCGGCATGGCCAAAATGGCTGAAGGCGGCGCAACTGACATGGACCAAGACAAGGCCATGGTCAAGAAAGCGTTTAAGCAGCACGATATGCAAGAGCACAAAGGTGGCAAGGGCACGTCCTTGAAGTTGGCCAAAGGCGGCGCGTTCCGTTCCTCGGCTAACGGTATTGCCTCCAAAGGCAAGACCAAAGGCACCCAAATCGTCATGAAGAAAGGCGGGAAGTGCTAATGTCTAAACACAAAGTCAAACGCTACGACGGCGAAGATGACTCCATGGTTGAGCCCGATGCTATGGAGCAAGCTAATCAAGGTGAAAACCTTGATACAGAAGCTGGCCCTAAAGCGGTAAACATGCCCCGCCGTCCCATTAGCCGCACTCCTGTAGCAGCACCTCGTAAAGTTTCCCTTGATGACCGCGCTAAACGGCCTTCACTGGCGGGGGCTACCCGTACGTATGAAAACTACGGGAATGAAGGTCGCGGGTCTAAAGCACCTATGGTTGGTATTCGCTCATCTCAAGCAGATATGAACCGCGCGGTAGACGCAATAACCGGTGGAGCAGGTAGCGCAGCGGGTATAGGTATTAAAGGCATTGCAGCCGCTGCTCGGAATTTAGCCCGTAGTGGCGCTAAAGAAGCCCCTCCCATGGTTAGCGCAGCCCGTGGTGCATTGGATCGCGCAATGTCTGCGGAACGGGCGTCACCAAAGACCGGCGATATGGCCAAATTTAGCGATGCTTTAAAAGCGGCTAAGAAAGGCCCCAAGGGCTCGCTAGGGCGTGAAGCTATCCTTAGAGGCGACACCATGGACGAATTTGGTAGCGCTATGAAGCGCGGCGGCTCGGTTAAGAAGATGGCTTCTGGCGGTTCAGTATCCAGTCGTGCTGATGGCATTGCCCAGCGTGGCAAAACCCGTGGAAAGATGTGCTGATATGGCAAACTACAAACGCAAAATGGGCATTGAAGAGGATAAAGACTCTTCAGCATATTGGCGGGAAAAAGACGCACGTCAATTTAATAAGCCGAGTAAGTACGACAGCATCCGTCCATCTGGTGAAGAAGCCCGTTTAAGCGACCAAAAAGTACGTGGACTAAAACAAGCGGCTGCGGGCGCAGCTATGGCTCCTGCTGGCGTTGCATTATCAACCCTCGCAGGTAGCAGCCGCGATGGCGCTAACAAAGGGCCAATTGGCGCTGGCGTAGACTACCTTGCAGGTATGCCTTCTCGTGCAATAGATGCGGTAAAAGGCGCAGGTGAGTTTATTGGTAGTGGAGTTAGCCAATACAAAAAAGCTAAAGACGAAGAAGCAGATTTGGATCGGGAACTTGATAGCCAAACAAAACGTGAAGCTCGGGGCATGGCTAAAGGCGGAAAAGTATCCAGTGCGTCCAGCCGTGCTGACGGTATCGCATCGCGGGGCAAAACCCGTGGAAAGATGTGCTGATATGAGAGCAAGTCGCGGTATGGGGGCCATCATGCCCTCCAAGATGCCTAGCGGTAGCCGCAAAGCACGCCGCGATGACACTAACTTCACGCAGTACGCTGAAGGCGGACAAGTAGGCCTGTACGCAAACATCAACGCAAAGCGCAAGCGGGGCGCTAAAATGCGTAAAGCGGGGGCCAAAGGTGCTCCTACTGACCAAGCGTTTATTGACTCGGCCAAAACAGCAAAGAAGTAAACCATGACCGTCTCCGGCACCACAGCTTTCAACCTTGACTTCACAGAGATTGCTGAAGAAGCGTTTGAGCGGGCGGGCCGGGAGATGCGTACCGGTTACGACCTGCGTACTGCGCGTCGGTCATTCAACCTCATGACGATTGAGTGGCAGAACAAGGGCATAAACATGTGGACTATTGATGAGGGATACATCGACCTCATCCAAGGGCAAGCCACCTATGACCTGCCAGCAGACACTATTGACTTGTTGGAGCATGTGATTCGTACTGGCCAAGGCAGCGTATCTACGCAATCTGACCTAACTATCACGCGTATCAGCGTCTCAACCTACGCCACAATCCCCAACAAGCTTCAACAAGCCCGCCCCATTCAAGTCTGGATTGAGCGTCTAAGGGATAACCCTAGGATTACCGTGTGGCCAGTTCCCGAGCAAGGCACGGAGGCCAGCCCGTATTACATATTCAAATACTGGCGTCTGCGCCGCATTGATGATGCGGGTACTGGGGTGAACACCGCCGATATGAACTTCCGCTTCCTACCCGCCGCAACTGCGGGGTTGGCGTACCACATTGGGTTGAAGCTTCCTGAGGCTACGGATCGAATTCCTATGCTCAAGCAGGTATATGACGAGTCCTTTGAGCTAGCCGCTGGAGAAGACCGCGAGAAAGCCGCCATTCGGTTTGTACCGCGTCAAATGTTTATTGGCGGGGGAACGTAATGAGCAACCGGTTCGCTTCCGGCAAAAACAGCATTGCGGAGTGCGACCGTTGCGGACAGCGGTACAAACTCAAGCAACTTCGCAAGGAAGTTAAGAAGACTAAGACGTACAATCTCTTGGTCTGCACGACGTGCTGGGACCCTGACCAGCCGCAGTTGCAACTAGGTATGTTTCCTGTGGATGACCCACAAGCAGTGCGGGAACCGCGCAGGGACTCTACCTATGTGCAAGCTGGAGTTAATGTGGCGGGGTTTCCTACTGGGGGCTCCCGAGATATTCAATGGGGATGGAGCCCGATTGGCGGGTCATCCAATTTTGATGCGGTACTTACCCCAAATTACTTGGTAGGTACAACAAGTGTTGGTACAGTAACCGTAACGGTTTCATAGGAGTTAATCATGGCGTATACACAATCCGCAGACGGCGTTGCCAAAAAAGGTAAAACGGATGTCAAGGTCTTCCCTAACAGCGGCCCCACTGCGGGCTCAACTGCTGGGGGCAAGAAAACCTCTGGCGTCACTGGCCAAGCTATGCGCGCCGTTGGCCGTAACATGGCCCGCGTCATGAACCAAAAGCGAGGTTAATATGGCTTACAGCATGAAACAGGGTGGGAAAGAAGTCGGCCCCGCCAGCACCTACGCCAAGCCGCATACCATGTCCGGCAAGGCTGTAACGGTAGAAACCAATCCCGGTAAGGAACCAAACCGCAGCAAGGCGGACACCTACGATATGAGTGTTGGGGGCATCAGCAAATCTGCTGGTGACGAAGCTATCAAAACTGATGGCATCAAAGTCCGAGGTACTGGCGCGGCGACTAAAGGTTTGATGGCCCGAGGCCCGATGGCATAAGCTATGAACTACACTGAGCTGTGCACTAACATCGCTGACATCTGTGAAAACACGTTCACGGCGGATGAGTACGCCATGTTCACAAAACAGACTGAGCAGCGTATATACAACTCGGTTCAGCTAGCTAACTTGCGCAAAAACCAGACTGGGGTACTTACAGCCAACAACAAGTACTTGTCTTGCCCAGATGATTTCCTGTCAACCTACTCCCTTGCGGTCGTTGACGCTTCTGGCAACTACTCGTACCCGTTGAACAAGGACGTGAACTTCATACGTGAAGCGTACCCCAACCCAACGTCTACCGGGCTGCCTAAGCACTATGCTATTTTTGGCCCTCAATCGTCGGTGGTAACGGAATTATCGTTTATCTTGGGCCCCACGCCCGATACTACCTATACGGTAGAGCTGCACTATTACTACTACCCAGAGTCCATTGTGACGGCAGGTACTACATGGCTCGGGGATAACTTTGACTCGGCGCTACTGAATGGTGCCTTGGTTGAAGCCATCCGGTTCATGAAAGGTGAGCAGGACTTGGTTGCGTTGTACCAAAACATGTACGTACAAGCGATTGCACTTCTTAAGAATTTGGGTGACGGCAAGCAACGTATGGACGCGTACCGTGACGGTCAAGTTAGGACGGCGGTTGCATGAGCATAGTCCAAACCCAAACTACCAGCTTCAAAAAGGAGTTGTACCAAGCCGTCCACAACCTGTCAACAGACACAATCAAAATTGCGCTGTACACGGGCAATGCCGACTTAAACGAAGCGACTACGGTTTACAGCGCTACCAATGAAGTGGCGGCTACTGGCTACACGGCTGGTGGGCAAACTATGACCGGAGTGGCAATCAATTCGTCTGGCTCTGTAGCCTACGTAAATTGGAGCAATGTGTCTTGGTCTGGGGCAATTACCGCCCGGTGCGCTTTGATGTACAACGTCACTCAGGGCAACAAATCAATTGCTGTTTTGGACTTTGGGTCTGATAAAACATCGACTACCACGTTTACAATCACGATGCCCGCAAATACATCAACCACCGCGCTTATTAGGAGTTCAAATTGATCGTTACCACTACCAAAGGTGATATGGATGCATCCTTGTTGGAGCACCGTACTGGCGAAGTTGACAATGAGAATGAGCATACAGTTTGGGATGAATACTGGTTGGACGGAGAGCTTGTTCACCGGTCTGCCCATATTACGTTGAAAAAAATGCCTACCTTTGCTGGTGGCGAAACCGCTTTCTTTTAAGGAAATATCATGGCAAATACCCAATCAATGTGTACCTCGTTCCTTGGTGAACTGATGCTGGGCCAGCACCAACTTGGTACTGCAACGCTTGTTTCGCGCACCAGTTTGACCGCGCCTACTACCGACACGGTAAAAGCGGCGTTGTACTTGGCTTCTGCTACAAAAGATGCTAGTACTACTGTTTACAACACAACTGGTGAAGTATCTGGAACTAACTACACTGCTGGAGGCGTGACGGTGACCAACGCGACTGCGCCTACTTCCACCAACTCGTCTTCCACGGCGGGCGTGGGGTATTGGACGCCTTCGGCAAGCATTGTGTACACAACCGTGACGTTGAGCACTTCGTTTGACTGTGTACTGATCTACAACTCTACCCAGAGCAACAAGGCTATTAGTGTCCACACTTTCACCGCGCAGACTATCACTGCCGGTACGCTGACATTGACTATGCCTTCCAACACCACAACTACTGCGCTGGTTCGTTTGGCAACAACCTAATAGCGGGGCGCGGCTATATGCCGCGTAGATCATGGTAAGCATTGAATTTGAATTCGATACGCCCTATGGCACTTTCCGTGATGCGTTAGTGCTACCAGCCGATCATGGCCTAACTGATGCTGAGTTAGAAGCCATGAAACAACAACGTCTGGACAACTGGATCGCCATCATTACAACTCCTCCTGCGGAGTAAAGCATGGCAGATCGTTATTGGGTTGGTGGTGCGGGTACATGGGATACCACCACTACTACTAGCTGGTCAGCATCGTCTGGCGGGGCTAGTGGCGCGTCTGTTCCTACAGCAACAGACTCTGTTTTCTTTGACCAAGCTGGAACTTATACCGTAACTTGTACGGGGGCATTGACCTGCCTTGATATAACTGTATCCGCAGGCACAGTCACTTTTGCTAACGGCACAGCTCCAACTTTTGCAATTAGCGGAAGCATGAGTTTGGTTTCGGGGACTATTTGGTCATCTAGCGGGGATATTACATTTAACGCTACCTCCACAGGTAAAACTATTACCACTAATGGTACTTCATTAGGGGTTAGCGCGTCTATTAATTTTAACGGTACTGGTGGTGGCTGGACGCTGGGCAGCGCGTTTACTTCAACTTTAAATGTTGACTTTACTGCCGGATCGTTTAACACAAATAATTTTGCTTGCTCAAGTTCATATTGGACAACATCAGGTAGTACGACTAGATCAGTTTCTTTGGGAAATTCTACTATTACCTTGTCTTCAAGCGGGGTTGGTTGGAGTTTTGGAAGTACAACAAGCTTAACATTTAATGCTGGAACATCAACAATAAATTTTACTGGCACTAGCCCGTCATTTACTGGGGGAGGTTTTGCTTACAGTACCGTTAGTTTTACTGCTACCGGAGCAAATAACCCATCTATTATTGATGCAAATGCTTTTTACAATTTAAATATTTCCGCACCTACATTAGGAGTTAAAACTTTAACCCTTGGCGGCAGCCAAACGGTTGTTGGCGCTCTTACTGCAAATGACGGCGCGTACACCGCAAGAGTCTTTTTTGCTTCAGATATAGCAGGGACTGGCCGCACAATTACAGCGGCTACAGTTGCGCTTGCGTATTGTGATTTTCAAGACATTACAGGGGCTGGTGCGGGCAGTTGGACGGGCACCTCATTTGGCGATTGCTACGGTAATTCAGGTATTACTTTTAGTGCCGCAAAAACTGTTTATTGGAACTTAGCTGGCGCGCAACAATGGTCTGCTACAGGATGGGCTACAACTTCGGGCGGCACACCTGCGGCTGTTAACTTCCCCTTAGCGCAAGATACTGTGGTGTTTGACAACACAGGGAGTGTTACTGGCACAATAACAACGGGGCAGGCGTGGAATATTGGCACGCTAAACATGTCCGCGCGAACAAGCGCAATGACGTTAACCGCTTCTGGTAGTATTAATGTCTATGGTTCTTGGTTAAACGGTACTGGGTTAACCCTTACTAGTACTACAGTAGTTATTACTTTTTCTGGTAGAACAACACAACAACTAACTAGTAATGGTGTTGCGTTTACTCAGCCAATTACCGTTAATAATTTTAACGGGACAGTTCAGCTACAAGACGCATTAACTACAGGGACTACACGTACCGTAACCCTTACAACTGGTACGCTTGACCTCAATGGTAAAACTTTAACCACTGGGTTATTTAGTTCAACCAATTCAAATACACGCACGCTTGCATTTGGCGTAGGTAATATTATTTGTGCGGGTACAAGTAGTGTTTGGACTACTCAAACTGTTACAGGATTAACAGTAACAGGAACTCCTGTCGTAAACGTAACTAGCGCTGGCGCTACATCAATTTTCGTTGGCCCCGGCGCTCTATCAGAAACAAACTCCATAAGTTTTAACTTCACTGGTGGCACTTATTCGCTAAACTTTCTTGGAGGGTCGGGTTATTCAGCAAAAAACGTAAATTTTACTGGGTATGCGGGTACATGGGGTGCAATTTCTGGGGTTACTATTTACGGTAATTTAACGTTATCTACTGGGATGACGCTTACTGCGGGTCTCAGCGCAATGGCGTTTGGCGCTACCAGTGGAACGCAAACACTCACCAGTAACACTAAGACAATGGATTTCCCCATTACAAAAAGTGGGGCTGGAACTTTAATTGGCGCTGACGCACTAACACTTGGATCAACCCGTGCTTTAACATTTGCGCTGGGTACGATACAGCTAAAAGCAGGAGCTACTAGCACTGTTGGTTCGTTTGTTACGTCAGGCACAACTCCAAAGTATTTATTAAGTACAACTGCTGGAACGCAAGCAACCCTATCGGACGCAAGCGGAACAAACTCCCCAACGTATTTATATATCAAAGACTCTGCGGCAACGGGCGGGGCAACATGGAGTGCTGCGGGTACAAACGTTGTAAATGGGGGAAATAATACCGGGTGGACAAGTCTCCCCACTCAAGCCCCGTTCCTAATAGGCGTTTTAGCCGCAGGTAGCGCAGGCACGGTTACCGCATCCCAAACAGTTTCAAATGCATTGACAGGCGTATCAACCGCTGGCGGCGTTGGAAAAATAGTACCAGCGCTTGGGACTGTAAAAATACTTTCAGGTGTAGCAGCCGCTGGGAGCGTAGGTACGGTTACCACTTCCCAAGCAGTTTCAAGAGCACTTACCGGCGTATCAGCCACGGGTAGTGTAGGCGCATTTGCCCCACTTTCAGGTGTATCGGCCACAGGCAGCGTAGGTACGGTTACAGCTACACAAACTTTTGCGATTACAGGTGTATCAGCCGCTGGTGGGGTTGGAAAAATAGTACCAGCGCTTGGGACTGTAAAAATACTTTCAGGTGTGCAAGCCTCCGGCGCAGTAGGTACAGTTTCACCTACACAATTTGTTACGCTTACAGGCGTATCAGCTACAGGTAGTGTAGGCGCATTTGCCCCACTTTCAGGTGTATCGGCCACAGGCGGCGTAGGCACAGTTACAACGTCTCAAACATTTTTCCAAGCAATTACTGGCGTAGAAGCTGCGGGCAATGTTGGTACCGTTACTGCCGTTCCATCGTACGCGCTTACAGGAGTTTCTGCTTCCGGCGCAGTGGGGACAATTACAACTATCCAAGGTACGGTAGTAGAACTTCCAAGCGTTTTTGCTTCTGGTGCAGTAGGCACAGTAGCAACTTCTCAGGACTTTGTACAAGCCTTGACGAGCGTAAGCGCCTCGGGTACTCTTGGCACTGTTATTTTGGTTGGTTGGTTTGATATCAACAACGCTCAGACTGCCAACTGGGGGATAATCAACAATACCCAAACAGGCGCTTGGGCACCTGTTGACAACACCCAAACCACTACATGGCAGCCTGTTAACACGATGCCTTAGTATTTACTAGAAAGAACCTACCATGACATTTAGCGCAACAACCAACCTTAGTTTGCCGGTTATCACTACAGGTACGGAATCTGGTACTTGGGGGGACGTCCTTGACAACGGCTTGACCGCTTACTTGGACATCGCCATTGCTGGCGGCTTGGCAGTCCCCATCACCACTACGGATGTGACCCTTGCAAATACGGCGGGCACAAGTTCCGCTACAGGCATTGTCTCAACCACAGCGCAATACGCCATCCTAAACATTTCGGGGGCTAAAACTGCAACGCGTAACCTGAACTTGCCGGTCACCAGTAAGTGGTACGTCATCAACAACGCGGGTACCGGCGGTTTTGCGCTTACCGTGCGCGGCGTAACCCCTACTACGGGCATTACGTTAGTAGATGGCGAAAAAGCCATCATTGCTTGGAGCGCCGCAGCAACGGACTACGTAAAAATTACGTCCAGCGTAGTATCTAACTTGACAGGAACCTTGGCGGCTACCAATGGCGGTACGGGCCAGTCTAGCTATGCAGTTGGTGATGTGCTGTATGCCTCCACCACCACGGCCCTGTCAAAGCTGGCTGATGTAGCCACAGGTAACGCCCTTATCTCTGGTGGTGTAGGCGTAGCCCCCAGCTACGGCAAGATTGGCCTGACCACTCATGTTTCCGGTACGCTTCCTATTGCCAACGGCGGAACTAACTCCACGGCTACCGCTACAAATGGCGGCGTGGGCTATGGCACAGGCACTGCGCATGCGTATTCCGCTGCGGGCACTTCAGGTCAAGTTTTAATCAGCGCAGGCGCAGCCGCACCAACATGGAGTTCTGGCACAGGCACAGGATCAGTGGTCAGAGCTATAAGCCCCGCCATTACAGGTAACGACACCACTATCGAAGGTTTGGTTGTTGGACTTGGTAATGGGGCTGTAGCCACCAATACCGCGTATGGCGTTGCCGCATTGAACGCTAACGTAACAGGAGCCCAAAACACTGCTATTGGTAATGGGGCATTACAGTTAAATACTAACGATCAAAATACTGCTGTTGGCAATTTAGCTTTATATGCAAATGTAGGCGGGTATAGCAATACCGCAGTAGGCACTACCGCATTGACTAATAACACCAGTGGAAATAATAATACTGCCGTAGGAAACGTAGCGGGGCAATCCAATTCTACTGGTATATATAACACAGCCGTCGGGGCTTCCGCCTTAGCTTCAAACACTATTGGTAACTTCAACACCGCTGTTGGGCAAGGAGCCATAGCAGGTGGTAATGGCGGCTCAGGTAGCACAGCTATCGGCTATTCGGCAGGGTCAACGGTTTATGGCGACTACAACACTTTCATAGGCTATCAGTCTGGTAGCGGGGTTACTTCTGGCGGTAAAAACGTTATTATCGGTAGCTATCAAGGCGCTATTGCCCCTATTTCTGGAACAGGTAGCAACTGGATTGTTTTGAGCGATGCGGATACTAATATCCGCCAAGTCATTGACCCCTCAGGTAACGCCACGTTTGGTACAGGCGCTGTAGTGGTTTATGCCCCGGCTCCTGCTTCAATCACTACCACTGCTACGCTGACCAACGCAAACTTGCAAGCGCAGATTATTAGCACAACTGGTACTTCCTACACGGTGACAATGCCTTTGGGCAGCACGATGGATACTTTGGTTACTTGGTACAAAGTGGATGTAGGGTACGACTTCTCAGTAATTAACACTGCGTCTGGCACAATTACGATGGCTGTGAATACTGGGGTAACAAGTCTGGGCGCGTTGACGATTACCACTGGTACATCTGCGCAGTTCCGTATTCGCCGCACCGCTGCCAGCACCTACGTGCTGTACCGTCTGTCTTAATGTTTAAGTAAAACAGGATGCTGCCCATGTATGCGTTTTTTTGTACTATGCTTTTTGGTGCTGTTCACCGTATCTTCGGCAGAGGACAGGTTAATTCTGTCTACAGAACTCCCGCCTCCGGTACCCAAAAAACCACCGCTCAAGCCAAGCTGCGCCATACAAGAGCTATACGTTATTGGTTTCACGATTCACGACCCGGCAGACCGGCACAAAGCTATTCTGGAATGGCTGGATAGAACAAAGTGCAGCATAGATGATTACGTCTTAATTTGGAATGCCCTACCGGAATGGGCAGGTACTTCAGACAGTCCTTTGTTAAGAGCCAAGATCATGGAAAAAGTGAGGCAAAAATGAACAGTAAAGACAAGTTGGTAAACGTAGTCACATATATGGTCACCGCTACCTTGTGCGCTGTCGTGCTATCCTTAATCTGGGCGCTGATTCACGGCCTGTTTGTCAAGGAAGTAGACAACACCAAAATTTTTGAAATCATTGGCCCGGCATTTCAGACCATCATCGGTGGCTTGATCGGGTGGTTATCGGGCCTTAAAGTAGGCGCAAATAAAGAAGACAAACCCGAATGCAAAAAGGACTGATATGTTTGAAATGATTGGTGGCGGTATCTTTGGCTCCCTGCTTGGGGGAATTTTCCGTTTAGCTCCTGAAGTCCTAAAGTGGATGGACAAGAAGAATGAACGCGCCCATGAGTTGAAGATGTTTGAACAGCAGTGCCAACTGGAAACCCTGCGCGGTAACCAGAAGCTGGCTGAGATCGGGGCGCAACGCGAGGCCACGGTAGACGCTGGAGTTATGGATGCCTTCAACAGCGCCATTGAACAGCAGACA